ATCTGCCGATCGAGGAAAAACTGAGAGGGCCTGCCCGTTTGAGCCTTGTTGGGAACACCCAAGTAATCATCCCGGCTGAGTCGAGTAATGGCGTAATCCGTGCTGTCTCGAGTAATAACCGCAGACAGAATGTCTATCGTTTTTTGAACTGTTGTCAGGTCCACCGCCGCCGATAAAGTAGTGGTGGCCGAGCTGGTTCCCCCCGTAAGCGTCTCACCACTGGTAAAGGTGCCCGAGGGGAGGGTAATCGCCATTGTGGTAGAAGACGGCAGGCTTGTAATAGAAGCGGTTGCGGCGCTTGTCCCCCCGGTAATGGTTTCCCCTACCGTGAAGCTACCGCTGGCACCCACGGTCATAGTCAAGGTGCCCCCTGGATAGTCACTAATGTCCTCGGCCAGCGTGATAGAGGTCTGCTCGATGGTCCATTGGTTTAAGCCCCGATTAGACCAGTCTGCCAACATGAGGTTGAGCGACCGGCGCGCGGTCTTCAGGTCATAGCCGGTACGCACTTCCAAGCCGCACCGCTCAAACGCCTCTTCGACGTAGCTCGCTACGTCCAACTCAAAATTAACGGAAGAGGAGGTTGCCATCTATTTTCTCTTTTTAGCCATCCCGCCGCCGCGCATCTTGCGGACACCGGTCTTCTTTACCATCCCGCCGCCGCGCATCTTGCGGATACCAGTCTTCTTTACCATCCCGCCGCCGCGCATCTTGCGGGACTTACCGCCGCCTGCGCCAAGGTTAACTTTAGACATGAGTATTCTCTCCTCGTAATTTGTTACAAAAAGCGGCCCTTGCTTCAAAAGAAGGGGTGGTGCTGCCTTCAAAATAATGCTCGTAGTAACCGGTTTTCCGCAGCTTATCAGAGGCTTCCTGCAGCTTTGACAAGCGTTGAATGAAGATCATGGCATATTCTGTATCTACCTCGGGCTCAAAGGACCCGTCATCTATGTCATCATTAGGCTCATCGTCTGGGTGAAAACCCATGACCCACATATCTTTCTGGATAAAGAACCCCTCTGAAATAGCCTCATTCAAGCCCCATAAGTATTCATGGAACTTCTTTGAACTCTTTTCATAGATTAGATCCACCAGAATAACTACGTCATAAACATCATCGAACGTAGAGGTAATGGTATACAGGGGCTGATAACTGGAGCTGTATTTGAAGGAGAGCCCTACTTTGTCCTCCTCCCACGCCTTTTTGGCATAAGCACAAGCGGGCAACCCGCCGTATTCCTTATTCGGGCTCTCTAGTGCGTGTCTTGACCAATCTCTGATCTCGCCACTAATTTCCTGCTCTAGCCCCGGATAGAAAGAAGAAATACGGCTCATGAGTTACCTTTTAAGCATGGAATACCGTCATCGTACCAAACGTGGAAACCGTGTACTGGACAAACAGTCCGGCTGTGAAAAGTAAGCCTTCGTCAGGAATAGTCACGTCCCTTGTTGCCGTAGCAGAAGCAACGGAACCAACCTTCAGTTGAGACGTACCAGCGGGAGACGTGGTAGTAAAGCTCAATGTCCCGGCTGTCCCCGAACAAACAATAGACAGGCCGTCCAACCGGGCTCTACCGGCAAATATCACGTCACCAGCAGCAGTGTTTATACCTGCAGAAACATTACCGGCAGGATCACCGACTGCAGCGATCGCTGTAACGGTCTTAAAATACTTAGATCCCGTTGCAGTGCCCGCATTAGCCCCTGTAATACTCTCGGTCTGAGAGTCCCCGCTTACGTCTGTACCCGCTACAGTAAATGAAATACCGCTATCGTCTCCTGCGCTCAGGATAGTGACTACTCGACCGGCATCAAAAGTGCAGGAGCCTCCAGAAGCTAAGGCTCCTCCAATGGTCAAATTTGCGTCCTCTCCTACAGCGGCAGCGGCGGATATTCCATCGGCATCCAGCGCCTGTGTGTCTGCCGTAATAAAGACAGCTTTTACATCAGAACCTGACATAGCTCTCTCCTATTACGCTAGATTACTCAAACGGCGTTGCTAGTGTGCCATCACCATGAAGAAACGCTTCACAATGCCAAACAGCGGCAGTCGTCGCTACTAGACGAATCACGCCACCCACAAGCCAGCCCTGTGCTGCCGCCCCCAAATCAATGGTGTCGTCATCACTGGCATCAGGAATAAAGGTATTGTTGTCGGTAGCTGTTGCCGGATCAAAGATCGTCGCAAAACCAGAGAACAAGTCACTGGCATTGTCCGTATTGATCTGTCCCGCACCCGTGAAGGTGGTACCAACGATGAACGTGTATTGCAACCCTGCCGCTGCCGTAGGCAGCGTAACCACAATGCCCGCAGCTCGGTTTAACGTATAAACCGTGCCCGAATCAGTGGATTCAACGCTGTGCGTAGCAGAGGTAATGCTGCTGACGTTGGCATAAGAGGAAACATAGCCCGTCGTAGTGATATTACCACTGGTGTCTATGTCCAGATTAGTAGTGATAGCACCGGTTCCGGAAGCCTTACTAATCTGCTCAAATCCGTTCTCAGATCGAACGGGACCATTAAAAGTCGTATTAGCCATGTCTATCTCCTGTCTTGGCTAGTGTCTACTGCACTATGCAGTAGTCAGGAACGTAAGATACTACTGTAAAAAGAAAAGGGCGGCAATAAGCCGCCCTTTTCCCGTCCCCCTCAGTGGGTCTAAGCGCCGGGCGTCCCAAAAACGGATCTCCAGTCAGAAACCCCGAAACTGTACCTCTCTCTGGCTTTGAACCGAGAGTTTCCAGTGTCGAAGTCGCCTTCCATCGCCGTCTTAATCGGGGTGCGCTGAAACAGCTTGAAGCCGTTTGGCGCATCCGTCTTAATGAAGAACGCATCGGTATCCGTCAGGAAGTGGTTGACAACCGCTCCGTCAGGGACCATTCCCATTGATTTAACAGCATTGACGTCGTTGTCGGCTGTCGCTGGTCGAAGGTTTGAGGCAAGAGTGCGCTCTGCTATGAACTGCAGCTCTTTTGGAATGACTAACTTCATTCCTCGAACTGCAATCTTCAAGCCGCGCTCATCTGTCAATCCCGCAATATCAATCAGCATTTGCTCCAACGAGGTTTCGTTCAAATCCGCTGCCGTAGACAGAAGATTCCGTTGGTTGCCGCTAATTGATGGATGCGAAGAAGAACAGAGTGCCGCACCGTCCCCTACCGGGTAGCTCGTAGAAAAGGCGTTGTTCAACACAGAAGCAGCTTTGATTTGCTTCGATTGAGACATGGATCGCGCGAGCGCACGTGTATAACGTGCTGCTAGGCGGTCATATAAATTGTCCTCAATCGCTTCTTCTGTGATTGAAAAAGCCAGAGCTATCGTTTCGTGCGTATAACGTGCAGTGAATGTCTCCTGCGCGTCATCGAAGGAGATGGCGCTACCTTCAGCCTTAACGGGAGCAGTCCCGAAGCCTGAAAGCATCGTCTCTTCCTCAAACGCTCGATCCGAAGATTCCTCGGTAAAGATTTCTGCGTGCTCTTTCTCGTACCGGTCGTACTCAAGCCCGAATAAAGCATTTAATCCGGGTTCAAGCTCTTTCGCTAGTTGTGCTCGTGAAATAGCCATTTAGTTCACCCCCTTAAATGCCAGTCGAATCCGCAGTGGTCTGCGAATCAAATCGACGGGTTGAGGCATTAAAGTGAGCGTTTAGCCGGACCAACAGCGGAATTCCTGCCGCTGAAAAATCGCTATTCGCATCGTCATCAACGATACCCACAATACGCAAAGGCAGCGTGGCTGTCGTTGCAATTGAAGATACACTCAATGCTGAGTTAGACCTCCCCGTATCGGTAGAACCGGTACGAGCCGAAGTCCCAAGTGTAGCGTTTGCAAATACCGCCGTAAGAGCCGTAGCCCTACTGGTGATGCTTGCATCTGTTGCCACCTGGAACAGTTGGTTTGGGTTGTCAGCAACAAACGCTTTTACGGGATAGTTCGTATCCACGCTAACGCTGCTGGACCCCGGCCAATAATTAAGCCACGTAGGCTTTTTCTTGACCGAATCATGGTACATGACGCCTGTTAATACACCCAACGCTTGTGTCGTTCCGCCAGAAGTTGCGCCTGCGTAAGTAATTACGCCAGCCGCTAACGGTACACAAATACCAAATTGGTAAATAGCATTAGAGTTGTCAGAAGCGATCTCATACTCGGTAGTACCGGTAGAATTCGCGCCTCCGCCAACTAGACCAACAGGACGAAGACCAAAGGCAGTTTCTTGATTTGCCATCAGATTGTCCCCTCGTCAAATAAATAAAACTGGTACACGCTATTGTTTATTACGTGGACCACCAAAAGTTACTCTCGATTGGCGATCGGGTTTATTGATTGCCATCGTAGAGTGGGCATTCTCGCGCATCATATCGTGGTCAACAGCTTCGAGCTGGTCAGCATGACGCTGACGAAAGTATTCAGTGCGCTCTTCCACTATCTCTACCGGTATGCGTGCAAGAAGCAAACCGCCTACGCCAAACACCCCCTCATGTTTCCCCGTTTCAACCACCGGGGCTTCAAAATCAGGATATTCATCCTTTCGGACAAGCTCATAGCCTTCGCGCATACGAGCTGAGATATTTTGACGGTCGTCA